GTTGAGACTTCAAACTGACCTCCCTACGCCCTGGTGCGACGCTCCGTCGCCGCACCATGGTGGCCAGATGCATTTGGTGGGTGATGTCACCACGGCAGCGCTTTTTACAACGGGTATGACTCGCCGTTGCACAAATGTGTCCCCACACTAAAGCTGCTCCATCCTGCCGTGGTGGTGGGTAGACCACTTCCATGCCATTCATGTTGTAACCCGTGGACTGACGCTTGCATTGACAGAGTGCCCTCCCGACCAAGTCTATTACTGGTGCCGCCGCTCGCGGATCTTTGCCACGTGGACACTTGGACCAGTTGCCCGGCAGAGCCGGGCATATTTTTGGTATTTGTTGCGCTAAGCGCTTTTCGCCCTAAACAGGGTGCTCAAACTCAACCTCTATCTGACAATACAGAACGCCAAGAGCATAACCAGCTGCCTGGTCGTTGCTCCCGGCGAGTACCAACTGACCAAAAGACAAAGCCTCCTCCGCCCGTGCAGGTGTGCCAGTGGACAAATTAGCGGTGTACCGTGCCTCCTTGTCCTTCGTCGTCTTTGGCCGCCACACCAGTGAATCACTCATCTTAAGATCCGTAACAAAAACGGGGGACCTATGAGACAGAGAGCTAGCACTAGCAATAACAACCGCAGCCGTGCGCGGATCGTCATCGACGGCAACCGTAATGCCACCGGACACATTCTGACCAACGTAAGGAGCCCACTTGACCCAAAGCCCAAGAATCTTGAACTCCCTGTAAAGACCGGCGAGCACCGGAAGGGGGGTGATGATGGACCCGATGGTAGGAAACCCAGTGGTGGTGGCAATGCCAAGGGCCCAGTTGAAGTACGTTCCATTAAGTGCCTGATTGGTGAGCGCCTGTTCACCACGCAAGACGCATCGAAGCTTGTTGCCGCCTGTGGGCATGCCTCTACTGATTCCCCCTGTTGAGCGCATGCGACCGCTAGGGGTGTCAGTGAAGGTCTGACCTCGTTTGGCGGCTTTTGGCTTGGCTGCATTTTTGCCTGGCATTGTGAACTTGCGTTCGATTGTGGACTTTGTATTCCCGCTGGTGAGATTGGCTTTCTTCAACAGCTTGGTAACTTCCACTATTTCACGCGAGTAAGGTGCTACCGACCTGAGTAACTGTATGGCTGTGGATAGTGAGTTTTGAGCTGACTGGGGGATCAGCGCCATGGTGCAATGACAAGAGTACCGTCACTCTCATCAAGGGGGAGCGTGTGTAATGTACAATCAATGGAGGTGCTCTGGTACATGCGTTCAAGTGCTTCCTGCAAATCTGGTAAAATGCCGAAAGCCCAATAGAAACTGGCGCGGGTAAGAGGATGCACCGGCCCATAAGATCGACGCATACCCCGCGTCATGTACCAGAACCCTGAACCTTCAAGCACGTCAGCCCGAAACACCCCAGCACCACTCCTGCGGTACATGAGATAAAACTCCTGCAGTACTGGCATACCGCCTGTGATGCTCATGCCCCCAGCGCCCACCGCTGCGAGCCATTTCCGAGCAGTCTTGGGAACCGATAAATCAACCATCGTGTAACTGTCTTTGGCAAGGTTCTCCGGAAAGTTCCTCACCATAACGTAACCCTCAGGCGTCCAAACCGGTTTGGTGTGGCAAAACTCAAGTTCCTCCAACACGAATACAGGCTTCTCCACAGCCATCTTGTACCCGCATTCCAGGAACCAGTCAGTCAAGCCGAGCATGAACTTGTCCAGGTCGCGACGTTCCAGCATAACCACAACGTCGTCACCATTGTTCATGACCTCGTACTTGGTGATGCAGCGATCCACCAAGTAAGAGTACACCATGCCACACATTATCAGGCAGTTGCCCAATGCAGTGTTCATGTCACCAGACATGCGGCAACCCTCGACGGTGTAACGAATAACACCATCACCGGCCTTTGCGACGGCTTTGTTGCTAAGTTGCCACGAAAGCAACCGCTCAAGCTCAGTACGCTCAGGCCCACTGAAGCACGAAGCATACACACCATGCTCCCATCTCAATGCGTCTTTGCAAGTGTGCTGGTCGAACCGACTAGCATCCAGCCCAACCCCCACCGGATCAACAAGCCTCCCCCATTTATCAGCCATAATGCGACCCGTCTGCCCAGCGTTGTAACCCTTCATAACTGTAGGACTGCCCCTGAAGACTGATGCGTTGTTTTCATCGCCACGATAAGCGCCATCAATGCGGGTCGTTGAATCAGCGTACACCTTTGCAATAGATTTGTAAATCTTGTGCTCAAGCGGCTTCAGAAAACGACCCACTTCCACGTTGTACCGCGGGTTCCGGGCTGAGATGATCCGCGGTGCAGGATCGGCCTTTGTAACACCTTCGGCCTTCAGGAACGGTGTGGTCACTGCATCTCGTCGACAGACGCGCTGCAACTTCAGCGACTCAACAGCCTCTGCGTATAACTTCCTTTTGCGAGGCGGGCACTGTTCAACGAACTGGTCGTATCCGGCACGCGTGGCTCGAGGTAAGTGGTTTCCCAGACGGCTGCGAAATTTTGCGAGCAGCAACTCAAACCGGCCCTCGCGGGGTTTGGGCGGGCGCTCCAAGCCGCCACTACCCTCCACACAGAATATCCGCTCTGTGATCCCGCGCTGCAAATTGGCAAGGTTGTTGTCATGCACCCTCACATTGGGCCCGGGACTAACGTTGACAACCTTGAAACATCGTCGTATTTTTGGGAAGCCAGTCCGTTGGACGCTCAACTTGACCCACGGCGCAGTGCGATGCACTTTTGTCGTGAACCCGTCCAATTTAACCAGGCCTTCCTATCGTGTCGGGTAATCGAACCCCGTCGCCCACTTGAACACGAACCGACCCCATTCCCACGCAACACTAGCGCGAGCAATGGGGCTTCTCCACGACTCTCTGTTTGCAGCCTCTGTTGAAGCATCCATGACCCTGGCAAGCCGGTCAAAAGTAGTTGGGATAAAGATACCGCTGGTAATCAAGGGCTCAACGGCAAACACATGGTCGTGTCGGAGCCCTTTTTCCCGGCAAGTGTCTTGCACCCATTTTCTGATGACCAACATGTTGGCTTCAGTGCGGCGTGGTAAACCAAACCGCCCCTTGCCAAGCCGAATCATGTACCAGCAGAACCGTGTCCGGCACATGGGCTCTCCATTGGCGCCGCATGTGCCGTCTGCGTCACCTCCGATTTGTCGTGGTACGAGTAGGTTGCCCCCTTCAGCAACCGTTTCCTCGCCGTCCACTCCTCGAATGAACTTGCTGATCTCACCATCCTCCAGTGGTGTCACAGCAGCTCTCGGAATCAAGGGTATGACCTCAGTCAGGCACCACCGGACCGACTCGATGTATGCCGTCAAACCAAGTCTCGCCGCCGCGTAGACCAGGTCCATGCTGTCGGTAGCTTTCACTAAACGAGTGAGGCAAAGGGCAGCACCGGAGCACCGCCTCGTAACCCCCGTGAAGTGTTAGCCGCCAACTGCGTTCGGACCACTCCCCCAGTCCACTCACAAACAGTACCTTAAAGTAATAAAGAACGACGTGCCACACGACCAAGTTCGCACAGCGGGCCCCGTGACCCTGCCAACGTTCCCGGATGAAACGACCGCCCTCGTATACAGCGTTGTACTGCCGCAAAATGTGGCGACGATACTGTCCCACCAGCTCTGTCAAAGCACAGGCAACGGCAGCAGGGGTACTGCCGTTGATCCACGCCCCGTCGACCCCACTGTGTATAAACGTGCTGTAGGGAATCGTCAATTGAATGATTTGTCTCTGTAGCTCGGTTGTCATGGGGGACCAAATAGGGGTTTGTCTTTGGTCGTGGCTGGTGGGTAATTGCTCGGTTTCCTGCGCTTACGGAACGCTGGAAGTAGGCCGTTTGCGCTGTACCCTGCGGGTCGAATGACCACCACCAGCGCAATGGTGGAATGTGCCTTTTCAAGCCAGGACTAGCACTGTCCCTGGGCTGCAGATCAGCGGAAACGCCACCGCATAACTGCGTACTGCTGGTTGTTAACCCAGCTGTACGGGGTTGCCAGGCCCCAGAATGGCAATTATCCGATACTGCCTAGGCATCCAAGGCAGCCATGACAAAACGGGGAGGTGCCAACCTCCACGGACAAAC